GTGACAAACAAACGGCGGACGAAAGGGCAGCGTCAGCCCTGGCGGCGGCAAAAGCGGCCGAGTCCGGCAAGCGGCCACCGGAAACCCTGGCCAAAGTGCCAGCGGCCGAGGCTAATAAAGATGTTAGTAAATGGGCAGTTATCGACGCCTTAGAGGGTGAGGACTTACAAAATGCGATCGATAAGATGGGCCCCGCGGAGCTCAAAGAGTACGAGGACAACCATTGATCGAGCCCACCGCGATAATTGATAAGGGCGCTAAGATCGATGGATCGGTGTATGTAGCTCATTTTTCATACATAATGGCCAGTGCGATAATAGGGCCCTGGTGTATCGTCGGCGCTTACGTTTTTATTGGTGAGAATGTGGACCTGGCCGAGGGAGTGCAGATAATGTCACATACCACCATCGTAGATTGCGAAGTGGCTAAAGACGTTTTTATCGGGCCAGGCGTAAGGATTTTAAACGTGATGAGGCCCACGGTAAGCAATCCGAATCCTAAAGTCGATGCAGTATCAATCGGAGAGGGCGCGGTTATCGGCGGCGGATCCGTGATATTGCCAGGCGTGACAATAGGGCCTCGCGCATTTGTGGCAGCTGGCGCGATCGTTTCAAAGGATTTACCAGCCGGCACAATAGCCAAAGGGCAGGCAGCCCAAATTATGTTAGAGAAATAATGGCGCTCATAACGGACGTTACCAAAGGCGAATCAGTACATTTAACCATCGATAAGATCTTAATCGAGCTGCGAGTGGTAAAGAAAAGCGGCAAAAAGGTTAGGATCCGGATCGATGCACCTAAAGAAGTTGATATATCCAAACAGGATATAGAGCAAAAACAAGGCCCAGGTTCAAAATAGCCACCTGTTAAAACAGAGCAGGTTAGATGGCCATCGAGGGCGCCGATGATAGGCGCCGGCGAGTGCAGGAGCGAACTTTTAACCCTGTAAACAACTATCTACAACTTAATCTGAACAGGAGGCTATTAAAATGGCACAAACAATAATTGGGGTAAATGACCCTAAAGCCGTCAAGAAGTATTCGGCATTTCTGGCCGTCGATGTTGCGCGGACTTCATATTGGAGTCGCAAGTTTTTTGGCCAGGGTGTTGAATCCGGCATGCCGATCCACCAGCTTAACGAGCTGGAAAACGATGCCGGCGAGTACATTTCCTTTGATCTTTCCATGCAGCTGAAAATGCAGCCGGTCGAAGGTGATGATGTACTCGAAAACAAAGAGGAAGAACTGAAATTTTACACCGACGGCGTTTATATCGATCAAATGCGCGGCGGTGTGAATTCCGGCGGCCGCATGACGCGGAAACGGACCATCCACAACCTGCGGAAAATAGCTCGCAAGCGTCAATCCGAGTGGTGGGCCCGGGTATTCGATGAGCTCCATTTCATGTACCTTTCCGGAGCTCGCGGCGTCAATGCCGAGTTTGTTTTTCCGACCACCTACACCGGCTTTGCCGGCAATTCCTTTACCGCACCGGACGCCGAGCATATCCAGTACGCAAACAACAAAACAAAGGCCACCATCGTAGTCGGTGACACCATGAACTTGACCGAGATCGATAAGGCCAAGGCAGTGGCAACGATGATGGGCGGCGGATCCGGCGGCGGTGATGCTGGCACCGACGGCAACACGCAAACGCCTAAAATCATGCCGATTATGATTAACGGCGAAAATCATTATGTCACGATAATGAACAGCTGGCAGGTGTATGACCTGCGGACCGTGACCACGACCGGCCAATGGTTAGACATTCAAAAGGCGGCCGCGGGCGCCGAGGGCAGACAAAATCCAATTTTTAAGGGATCCCTGGGTATGTATAACAATGTGGTGCTCCATGAGCATGAAAATCCGATCCGCTTTACCGATTACGGATCCGGCGGGAACATTGAGGCCTGCAGGGCTCTTTTCCTGGGTGAGCAAGCGGCCGTTTGTGCGTTTGGATCTCCCGGTACCGGCCTGCGTTTTGGATGGTTTGAGGAAACCCGCGACAACGGCAACCAGCTTGTTATCTCGACTCATTCCATTTTTGGTGTGAAGAAAACCACCTTTAATGGCAAGGATTACGGGATCATGGTTATCGACACCGCGGCCAAGAATCCGACTACCTAAACCGGCGCTTTTTCGTAAAAGCGGCGATATTTCGTAAAACCTTAACTACATTAAACCGATATTTTACAGGAGGATTTGAAAATGCCTAATATTTATACAGCAAATATGGCGGGCGAAAAAGCCCCAGGGAAAAGCCCTCATTCCGCGGGCGAGGTATATGTCAGTGATGGCTATATCGACCTGGTAACGGAGTTAGAGGCCGATGATCTTATCCAGTTGTGCATACTTCCGCCGAAGTGCATCCCGCTCGGATTTTCGATCGAGTGCGAGGATCTGGACTCAGTGGCGGACCTCACCTTAACGGCGGCGCTTATGCTGCGAGCTGGTACCGACATTTTGACCAACTATAATTTCTTTGTCGATTCAGCAGTGGCCCAGGCCGGCGGACTTCAAGGCAAGGAATGGATCGCAGCGTCTTTTGATAATCTGCGAACGATTTATTCCGATACCGTCGAGGCCCTTGTGGCGCTGAAAGTGACCACAGCACCGGCCACCTGGGCGGCCGGCGCAGTACGCGGCGCATTGACCTATCGTTCAGTGGAGCAACAGGACCGATAAGAAATTATTAGTTTACCAGGCGATCAACTCAGGGGCCCCTGGCAGGCAGGGGCCCCGCAACCCATAGGACAGGAGGCCTACCCGATGATTATTAAATGCACGATGCGCGAGGGAATTACCGAGGCAGACATTGAGGGATTTCGTTACACTTTTAGACCGGACGAGGCCGGCAATCCTCTATGCAGCGTTACCAAAGAGGGCCATATCAAACAATTAATGCTTATGGGCCCGCACTGTTACGTCGAATTCAAGCCAAATTTGCCTTATGAGCAGATGAGCGCAGATGAGATTATGGCACTGCCAGACGGCCAGGCCGAGGATCATAAGATCCGGATCCGCGACGAACGGGCGAGAGCCGATGCCATCGAGGCCGAGCAGGCCGAAAAGAAAGCCCAGGATCCGGAGGCCAGGCTGAAAAAGCTGGAAGAAAAAGCGGCAGCCGGTACCGGCGAGGATCCACCGACTAAACAGAGCGCGGCAGCCAACCTGGCCGAGGAACGAATTAGATCAATTATCCAGAGTTTTAGAACGCTATCTAAAAAGCGGTTTGAAAGCTGGATTGACAATAACCGAGATCAAATTGCAACCATGCCCGAAGATGTTAAGGCAGCCCTGGCCGCGAAACTCATTAAGCACTGGCCAAAGAGCGATCCGGAAATACCCGGGTTGAATTTGGAGAAATATGCCACAAGCGCCGACGACACCGATAAAGGACATAGTAATAACAAGTGAAGATCCGGAGCTGATCGAGATCCTTAAAGAGATCAAGCAGACGATCGATATACGCGAAGGCCGGTTAGGTGATACCGGCTTTCGCTTCATTGATTATTATGAACTTATCGAGCTCTTAGCTGGTGATGAAACCATTACAATCACGGTTTTGCCAGGGGCCCATAGTCACGCGCACAACGATTTGACCACCATCCAGGGCGGCAGCGCCACCGAAAATTATCACTTAACCCTGGCAGAATATGGCGCCCTGGGGATCCCCGATCATAACGACCTGGGATCCATCCAGGGCGGATCCGCAACCGAGCGATACCATTTGACCGCGGCGCAGCATGGCAACCTACACCCGCCGGATATAATTACCGAGGGCAATTCATCCGTCGAGGTTATCGACGCCGGCACCGGCCAGGTGGATATAACCGTCGATGCGCAGCTGGTCATGCGATTTTTAACCGATCGAGCGCAGATCCCAGGCGGCCTGCTTGAAACCGATACCGGCACACCGATTGATTTAGAGATTAATTGTGGCACTCAAAAAACGCTGAAACTTACCCAGGCGGTTTGGAAAGATATTTTTGTTGGCGGCGCTCAATTAAACCCGATACCGGCCTTTGCACCGGACCTGGAAACCTTTGACGATGAGGGCGGCACCGATACCGGCATTTACACCCTGGCCTTTGCCGTGGGCGAGAGTGCATCCGGATCTTTTGAGCTCCAACACGATTACAAAGAGGGCAGCGACGTATCATTTCATATCCACTGGCAGGGCAAAGCGGCGCCGAGCGGCACCGACAATATTAAATGGGAGCTCACTTATGTTTTTACCAGGGATGGCCAGACCTTAGATGCACCCACCACCATATCGATAGAAACCCCTTTTGATACTCAATACGCGGTTGTTAGATCCACCTTCCCGACCATATCCGGATCCACCGCCGGCAACAATGGCGGACCGCTTCAAATAGCCGATCAAATGCTGATTAAAGTTGAGCGGGTGGCGGCGGCCGGTGATGCTTATTTAGGTGATGCCCTGGTGGCCACCGCCGGCCTGCATTACCAGGTTGATACTTTAGGATCCAGACAAATAGGAGTTAAATAATGGGCACAATATCAGTAGGCAGCGTCATTGACCAATTTGAAAAAAAGATTCTCGATGAGAGTAACGAGGATAATTCCGAGGATGATAACATATCTTTGTTTAATAATTGCATCCGGACCATAATTTTATTGGTGCCCAGGCTGCATAGTGATACCGAGGCCACCTTACTGGCGCCTGGTTCGTTTCAGTATTTGCCGGCAAAGGGCATCGAAGTTGTCGACATTCCCTTAAATATGGGATCCGACGGCGCCACCCCAGGCCTGCCCCTGCGAGAAACCACCTTGAAAATATTTAATGATGTATATCCACAATGGGCCACAACTCCCGAGGCCACCGTTATTGAGCACTATATGAAAGACGATAACGACCGCAAACGCTATTATGTTTACCCGCCGGTCCATTCAACCACGCAAGTATATATTTTAATTCAAATGAGCACCTTACCGACGCCTGTAATTTTTGATTCAAGCGGCGATTGGAAACTGCTAACGATCCCTTTAGAGGATCAATATATCGATGCGATCATTAACGGTATGCTCTATATGTTTTATGATGATGATTCAGATAACCCAGGCAACACTCCGCGATCGCAGATATTTTACCAACGATTTGCAGTGGCCTTGCAGCTGGATACTGGCAGGCCCAGGCAAAGGCAAACTTAGAATTTAATTAACTAAAAAGGAGAAATAAGAAATGGCCTTAACAGAACTTCAATTACCGATAAAGGACCGCTTTTACAGGGCATTACAAGCGGCGGCTACTGAAATGGATAACCTAATGACCCGCTGGGCTAATTTGGCTGAGTTTGTTGCTCTTGTTGAAACAATCGATCTCGATGCTATGGGAGTGCCATCCGGTCAGATTAGAGCTGATATGGTTGAGTTTAGAACTGTATTGGAGGAAATGGTTTCCTTATACAGTGGGAACGCCGTAGACCCCACAAATGCGCCTAATGAAGTAATTGATAAAATCCGGACACTCTAATTAATGGCTATCCGAGAACAATTTGTATTTTCTGCTACCGCAGATGATCCAAGTACGATCACCATAGTTGAACCCACAGTGGGGAATTTATTAATAGCTTGGGGATCTGAAAGAAATGGAAATCCTTATGGCGATTTTGTGCTTTCTGGAATTACAGGATGGTCATTCGGTTTTGGAGTAGATCATAATTTAGGGAATAGTGCCGAACGCTATTGTTTGGCGGTCTGGTATAAAATATCAGAGGGCAGCGAGGGCACAAGTCTTACTCTTGATAATGGGGATAGTACGGACAAGGTTTTAGGTTTCCAAGAGTTTTCATTGGAGGTTGGTGAAACAGAATTTACATTTTTAGAGAAGGCTTCAAATTCGGAAGCCGAGCCAAGTTCTCCGATGGTCACAGGAAATACTACGGTAATTAGTGGCGATCAGTTTTTAATAATTCCCATAGTTGGTTACAAATACGCATCAACCAATTATCCCACGCAATCCGAATGGGATTATGCGGGTGGTGATATTTTATCAAGCGTAACTCAAAATAATGAAATGAGATTGGGATCGGGCCATACTACTGACACGACCACAGGGGCGCGGAGTGATGAAGTGGCTTTTAATGTTCAAATGAGAACTGTAATCACAGGGATAATGGCTTTTGATTTAGGGCCTCTGGCCGTCGGTGTGGCGCTCCCGATTTTCAGCGATCCAGGTATTCATTCCTTAATATTTGGCGGACAAGTTATGAGGTGAAGACATGTTTTTAGGGAAATGGGAAATAGACGATTTTTTAACCTTTGTGTGTAATACGCACGATCCAGCCGACGGCGCGGCCGCCGATGCCGATGGAGTGGCGACTTATCGCGTATATGAGGATGAAACCGGCACACCCATTTTGACCGGCAGCCTGGCGCTTTTTGATGCAGCCAACACAGTGGGCTTTTATTCCGAGAGGATCCAGCTCACCGCGGCCAATGGTTTTGAAAATGGCAAGCAGTACACGATTTATATAACTGCCACTGTTGATAGCATAGCGGGCACGATGAGCCATAATTTCCAGGTTGATAACCAGCTGGCCGGCATAGAAACCAAAATTGATACCATCGACACCAATGTTGACGCCATCTTAGTGGATACCGGCACGACCATTCCAGCCGATTTGAGCGCCATTGATGGTAAGATCGACATAATCGACACCAATGTTGATTCTATCCTGATCGATACTGGCACCGATATACCCGCGACGTTGAGCACCATTGATGGCAAAATCGACACGATCGACACGGTTGTTGACGCTATCAAGGCAGTGACCGACCTACTTCCAGACGCCGGCGCCTTGACCACCATTGATGGCAACGTCGATGCTATCCTGGTCGATACGGGAACCACTTTGCCCGCTGAACACGCCACCCTGGCCACGGCCGCGAATTTAGCCACCATTGATACGGTTGTTGATGGTATCAAAGCCGTTACCGATCTATTGCCAGACGCCGGAGCTCTAAACGACCTGGCCGCGATCTTAACCGATACCGGTACGACTTTGCCGGCAGAACACGCATTATTGGCCACGCCGGCCGATGTGGCGGCAGCCCTGGCCACCTATGATGGACCGACCAGAGCCGAGGCCACCAGCGATAAAGATGAAATTATCGCGGAAGTGGATGCAAACGAGGCCAAGATTGACATAATCGATACCAATGTGGATGCCATCTTAATAGATACCGGCACCGATATTCCGGCCACCTTGACCACGATCGAGGGCAAGATTGATACCGTCGATACGGTTGTGGATGCCATTCAAGCGGTAACGGATAATTTGCCGGACGCCGGAGCTCTAAACGACCTGGCAGCCATCTTGACAGATACCAGCACCACCCTGCCATCTGAACACGCGGCCCTATCATCTGAACACGCGGCCCTATCATCCGAACACGCGAGCCTGGCCACAGCTGCGGACCTGGCCATAGTGGATGGCATAGTCGATGCGATTAGGGCGGTCACTGATAACCTACCCGATAGCGGGCAGCTCTTAGATCTGGCATTGATTTTGACCGATACCGGAACGACTTTGCCGGCGCAGATCGGAGCTCTTGAAAATCTAAGCGCGGCCAATGTTCAGACCGTCTTAGAAACAAACGACCTGGATCATTTAGCAAAGGTCGCTCATCCGAGCGGGGATCCGGTTGCCGATACGCTCTTTGATCTCATAATGAACAAAGACGGTTCACAGACTTTTGACCGGTCCACCGACAGCTTAGAGGGCCAGACCGACGGCGCCGGCACACCACCGAGCGCGGCCGTCATAGCCGACGCGGTATGGGATGAAGATGCAGCGGATCACACCACCGCCGACACATTCGGAGATAAAAACCAAAATAAGGTGCCGAGCGAAACAATCGCAGACTATAAAGCCGACGTTTCAGCTCTGGCCACGCAGGCCTCGGTCGATACGATTGATACAGTGGTCGATGCCATTAAAGCCGTTACCGATCTCTTACCCGATGCCGGCGCCTTGACCACGATTGACAGCAATATCGACGCCATTTTGGTGGATACCGGTACCACCCTGCCCGCCAGCTTGACCACGATTGAGGGCAAGATTGATACCGTTGATACAGTGGTCGACGCCATCCAGGCGGTAACGGATAATTTGCCGGATTCTGGCCAGCTGCTCGATCTGGCATTGATCTTGACCGATACCGGCACCACCATTCCGGCGCAAATCGGAGCTTTAGAGAATTTAAGCGCGGCTAATGTTCAAACCGTATTGGAAACAAACGACCTCGATCATCTGCTTAAAGTGGCCCATCCCACCGGGGATCCGGTTGTCGATACGATCTTGGACCTGGTTATGAACAAAGACGGATCACAGACCTTTGATAGAGCCGACGATTCATT